GATCACGGCCTTGGAGAACTGGGTCGCATCGTCACGCGCGGCCTTGCCGGTCTTCTGGATCGTGGTGCGGGCCTTGACCAGCACCATCGCAGCGCCGTGGCATTCATCGCGGCCAGCGGTGTTCTTCACCTCCCTGATGGCCGCAGATTTCTTGACCAAGGCGGCAAGTTCGGATCTGGCCCGGTCGGAGCCAAGCGCCACAGCGGCGCGCTGGATGACGGTCAATTCCGTCGTGTGTTGGTCAAACATTTCGATGCTCATGATTTTGTCCTTGTGGTTAATCGCCCATCCAGCCAGTGCCGGCCCGGCGATGTGGGTGTGGTTCCAGGGCAGCGGGCTTTGTCACCGCCGCTTCTTGTTCCATGTCGTCGTTAGCTCTGTCCCATTCGTCGTCTCCGCTTTTCCCTCCGTGGAACAACATCAGGATCAGCACAGGCCCTCCAACAAACAGCACAACCCAGAAAAGGTAGTCCATGTCAATCTCCTTTTTTGTCGTCGTCAGAATCAAGCAGTACCGCGTAAATCCAAGTCGCAATCACGATGACGCAGCACAGGGCCATCGCAAGAAGGAATCCGTCCCTCACAGCCATCTCCAGATGGGCGCTACGAGCTTGGCTAGCGGATGTGCTGGTGGTAGGCCATGCGTTTCGAGCAAGGCTCGCTGCACGTACAGGGCTTCGCCTTCAATGCGCATCGGTGGTGAGACATAGGCGCGCCCGATCTGGACCTTGCCAGTGTTGTGTGGGGCGAGCATGCGCTGATAGGAGCGTTTCATGGCTTGGCCCTCGCTGCCAGCATTGCGTCGGCAATCGCGTAGGCTGCTTTAGCCTCCACATGCCACGCTCCTTCCATGGCCGATGCGTTATTAAGTAGCGCATGCATAGCCTTCGCTGCGAAGTAGTCGCGCATGCTCATGCCGGGCGCGTGATCATATTTGGAGTCGTGCGCCATGTCCCGATTCGACGGGAATGCTGGGCCGCTGTTGTCGGTGTTCATACTGCCTCCCCTGTAGCCTTGGCAATGGCTGCGCGCAGTTTGATCGTTGGACCGTTCGCTCCGCCTTGCGCGAGTTCAACCTCGTCCAGCAAGGCCAAAACAAGCTGCATCGGCTTGTCGTCCTGAGGTTTCGGTTCTCTAGGATTTGCATCGCCACATGTTTCGCAGTAGTAGCCGTCGACAACCGGCCACCCGCATTTCATGCAAGCGTAGATTTCCGGTGTGTAATTATGAATGATGCTGTTGACAGCGCGGGAATACTCAAAGCCCGAAGGCGGTGCAGGCTTGGCGTTCACAGCGCATTCCCCAGAACCTTGAGCATGTCAAGATCGATCCCGTACAGGCGACTCACGCGGTCGGCGTGGCCGTCGTCCCAATATTGGTTACAGCACTCTCCAACCGCCCGCTGCAGTTCTTCGCGTAGGGCCACGTTCTCGGCCTGCAGCGCTGCTACGTCTACCGCCGACGCGAGAGCCGCTGACATGATTGGATGCAGCTGGGTGTTCATGCTGCAACATTCATGGCCGCGCGTGCCAAGCTGGTAAGTGACAGCCCGTCGCCAACAGCGGCATAGGACTTGGCATGCATGTAGACGTCAGAATGCCCTGCGAAGCTTCCGTCTGTTTTGCGCAGGTCCGGGAACATTGAGCGCATCAACTTCAACGGGCGCTCAATAATGCCCGGCCCTTGGGCCTGCCACTTGGCCAAATTTGCCTTGCGAACCTCTTTGCGTAAATTCATCCTACGTTCTCCTAAAGTTGTACCAGTCGCATCGCGGAACACAGTTCCTAGCCCCTCTCGTGCATCGATCTGATTCGGGCCGTGTCGCTTGCCCTGGGGTTTTTGCTGCGATGGGTAAATGTAGCAAAGTTTTGCCACATGCGCAAGTAATATTTTGCGTTGTGAACGACGAGCAGGGCGCTGCTTGCATATATGGCAAAACTTTGCTACAGTGTGCGTATGGGTAAAGACTTCGATCGCATTGTTTTGGACTTGCTGAACGCCAGAAGGGGCGACTGGCAGGCGGTTGCAGCCGCATCCGGGGTTTCCTATTCCTGGCTGTCCAAATTCTCCAACGGGCATATTGAAAACCCAGGCATCGGCACATTGCGCAAGCTGCACGTTTCGCTTGCCAAGCGCCCGGCCAAGCCCGAGATGGCCCAAACCCCCTGAACCCGCCGCGTGCACATGCATTCTGTAGTTGTAATTTTGTGCTGGTGTCGCGGGCGTGCTTCCCGATTGTCGAATCATGCGTCTGTGCGTTGTGCTTGTCTGTTCGTTCGCGCACTCAGTGCGTTGTCGCACATAAGGGCAGCTGCATGAAGGCTTATGTCAAGCCCATCGGCCAAAAAACGCGGGATGTGGTCGCAGTGCTGGAGCGCATAGGCCCGTCGCGCTGTCGGGACCTGCTCCCGCACCTGTCGCTGACCAGTTCCGATATTTCGAAGTACCTGCGCAGAGCAGTGGGACACGGGATGGTCACGTCCGTCAAGACCGATGCAAAAGACTACCAGTACGCGGTGGTCGATGGCTGGCAAGCAATCGCAGACCAGCACGGCACCAAGGACGAGCCGGCGCCAGTGTGGCCCGAGATCCCGCATCAAGTAACCGTGCAGGAATGGCCGCAAGAAAAGACGGTGACCGGGCCGCACAACCTGTGGAAGGCTGCATGAACAAGATCGCGCAGCAGATCGAAGACATGGCGGCCAAAGGCATGGCCCGCAAGCAGATAGCCGATGCCCTGGGCGTGTCGCATCACGACCTGGAAGCAACGATGCGAGTGTTGCAGATCAAGCCGAACAGGCCCACGCTGGAACAGATCAAGGCCAAGGCAGCTGCAGAGCGCAGGGTGGCACGACTTGCTGCGCTTGATGCCCGGCATGCAGCCGCCAGGGCCACGCCGCTGGTGTGCGCACATAACCCATGGGGCGCGGCATGACCGAATCCGAACTCGACGAACACATCAAGTCATGCGGCGTGCTGATGGAGCAGGCCTACGCGCTGAATTTGCGCGCCGACGCAGCGCATTGGATGGAACTGCAGGCTGAGGCCATCCGATCGCGCACATCAGAGCATGTTGCGCGGCTGGAGCGGGAGCGGGGATTGGCGCCTTGCTTTTTTCATGAGGCTGGCGAGCGGGACAGCGAGGCTTTGCATGGCGGATAACTGGATCAAGATGTCTGTTGGCCTACGCAGGCACCCCAAGGTTGTCCGCATGGCGTCCGCATTGAAAGCGGACAGATTGCGCGTCGTTGGCGCGCTGCATGCGGTCTGGTCTGTGTTTGATGAGCATTCTCCTGACGGCGCACTTGATGGCTACTCAGCGCAGATCATGGATGAAGAAATTGGTTGGAAGGGTTTTAGCGCAGCGATGTGCGCAGTCGAATGGCTTATGCCTACGGAGTCAGGTCTTGCAGTTCCGCGCTATGACGAACACAACGGACCGACTGCAAAGCGCCGCGCGCAAGAGACAAAACGCAAGCATGTAGAGCGCAATCCGTCGGACAAAAGTCCGCATGCCAAGCGGACAGAAAGCGGACAAATGTCCGCATCTGATGCGGACAAATTGCGGACCAGAGAAGAGGAGATAAGAGTAATACCTTCAGAAGCTAAAGCTTCTGGCGGCAAACCGCCTGTCGATCAGGCAAAAACATTGCTTTGGCAGTCGGCGGTATCGCTTCTCGGACAGCAGGGCATGCCGGAAACGCAGGCTCGGACCCTGTTTGGCAAGCTTTCGAAGGAATACCCCGATGGCGGAATTGTTCTGAGCGCGGTGGAGGCGGCCATTGCCGAACAGCCTGCCGACGCCAGGGCGTACCTCAAGGCCACCTGTCAGCGACTGGCCGGTGAGCGCAAGCCAAAAAGCTTTCAGCGCAACGCAAACCCGAGTACCGAAGAACTGATTGCGGGGGCGCTGTGATTGGTGACAAAACTATTTTTGACGTACGCCGGGCCGGGCAACCGCTGGTTCGAGATGTGATCGACGTTTACACCGACATCAAGCCCAGCCGCGATTGGCACCGGTTCGGGGAGGTGGCCGAGGTCGGCATCGAGCCTGGTGACTACCTCGATTTGCTTGATCTGCGGTTTGCAATCGGCCTGCGAGTGAACGTCCACGGCACCGATGCAGAGCGGGTCGTGGAGGTCGCTGCAGCGTTCGCCAAGGCCAAAGCAAAGCGAGTCATTGCCACGGTTTTCGAGCATGTGAACCATCGGGTTCGGATCATCAGCACGACTGACACAGAGGGAGTTTTGACGTGGCCGAAGTGATCGACGGTGAGAGCATTGATTTCAATTCGTACCTCGAACTGACCGAGTGCGAACAGAAAGTCAAACCGGCTGCGAACTGGCGGCAGGTGTTCCGGGATCGCATCAGCGGAAAGACGCCGGCCATCATCGGCGCTCAGTTGCCGTGGCACAAGGCGAAGGGCTTGGTTAGCTTCGCGCCTGGTGGCGTGAGTTTGTGGCTTGGCATCAACGGGCACGGTAAGAGCCTATTGCTCGGTCAGTGCGCCATGAGCTGGTGCAGCCAGGGCGAGAAAGTCTGTATCGCTTCGTTTGAAATGAGTCCCGACAAAACGCTGGAGCGCATGGCGCATCAGTTCCTAGACACGCGGTTTCCGGGCATTCCGGAGGCTGATTCTTTCATGGACTGGAGCGATGGAAAGCTGTGGCTGTATGACCAACGCGGATCGGTGAACGCGAGAACCGTGATTGCCGTAATTCGGTACTGCGCGGACAAGATCGGGATCACGCAGTTTGTAGTTGACAACCTGATCAAGTGCGTGAAATCGGATGATGATTACGAAGGCCAAAAGCGTTTTGTCGACGACCTGACCACGGTTGCCAAGGACCACAACATCCACATTCATCTTGTTCACCATGCGCGCAAAGGGCCGGACGAATTCAGCGCGCCGCGAAAGATGGACAGCCTTGGCGCTGGGTCCATCGTCAACCTTGTGGATAACTTGTTGATCGTGTGGCGCAACAAGCGCAAAGAAGACGACAAGGCCAAAGGCAAGGCGTCCGAAGAGATGATTCCTGATGCGATGCTGCTGTGCGACAAAAACCGACACGGAGATTGGGAGGGTCGATTGAATCTGTGGTTTCACCATCGCTCGACGCAGTACATCAGCCACCCGAGAGACACGGTTATGGACCTTGCACAGTACCCGCATGACGGGCTGAGGGCGGCAGCATGAAGGACTACAAGGATTCCAAACAAGTCGCCTTGGTCGAATGACACGCGAACAACTGATATCACACATTTTATGGATGCGCCGGTACGACGAGGACTACGCCCGCCAGGCTCTTATCGACTACGACCGAGCCATGCCATGGATGGGCCTAAAAGCCGGCGTGCGCGATGCTCTGGCGCTGCGACAGGTTTGAACTGAAGGTGGTGAAGAAATGAATGCCAAGACGAAACCACACGGCCTCATGGTCCAGTGGGGCGACACCATGATCCCGTGGGGCGAAGCCAAGCGCCGGGCCGAAGAAGCCGAAAAACTGTGCGCCGGTATTCGCTTGGTGAACAGAGAGCAACGATGCGGCTACGGAGGTGGCGACTACACCGTGGCGGTTCCGGATTACTACGGCATCGCGCAGGTGATCGAGCGCGTGAGGGCGAAGAAATGATCGTGAAGTTGCCCTTCCCCGATCCATGCCTGTTCCCGAACGCCAAGGCAGGCCGGTCCTATCGCACATCGATTAGCGCCAAAACCAAACTGCGCGATGACTCGTTCTACCTGACGCGCCAGGCCATGGGCAGCTGGACTGCGCCAGAGGGTGACATACCGCTGTCACTGGTGTTCGTGACGCCTACCC